GCTCACAAGTATAAATAGGTTTATCATCATTCAATAGAACTTCAGTCATTCCACTTGTTTGACCCCCGGCATCATCACTATCTAAAAATCTACTGACTGGATCCATCATAAAAGTTCTGTCATGAAATATTACAGATCCAACAGCGTTAATAGCCCAGACTTCATCGAAGTGTGCTCCATGTGAGTTAGCTAAATTATAATCGTGCCAGCTTTTGCCCAGGCCTACAATAGCCACGCTTTTACCTTCTAGGCTTTCAATTCTCTCCATATCTCTCTCCTTTTATGTAACTTCGGTTCTAAGTGAATCGTATCTGTATTCGTCTTTTCTCCCTCTGGCTTCAGCCATATTTTTTAATCTTTGAATTTCTTGACCAAATCTTGTTTCATATAAAACTTGAATCTCTGGCTCACCTTTCATGAACGTAGAAGCTTCTATTAAACAACCGTAAAGCAATGCGTTACGAGCATTTTTAGAAACCCAGGTTCCAGTTGTTTGTGAAGTTAAACTGGTTGGTTCATAAAGATAATGTAATTCAATGTTGTAATCTTGATCAGGAACAGGTGAAACTATTAAAGTAGATCCATTATTACTTGCACTAGAAAGATTTTTATCAAAGTCTGCATAATACAAAGGTCTTCCTCTTTCTGAGGTGGCTACTGCATCATTAGAATATTCACGCATGAAACTAGTGTGCTTCTTGTCTAAGTAGTGGTAATCGTTATTGCTATCTATAATAGCTAAAGAAAAACTTAGTTCAAAATCTGTTGGAGCTGTAAGATAAGTATTACCAGTTGTTAAACTACCAGTAACATTTTTTCTAAAAAAATCAAATTGAATTAATTCAGAAATTCTTTCTTCAGTATTTATAATCATATCATCTAATGTATTAACAAAAGTTGTTTCTTCGTTTTCTACATAGTTTTGTATGAGTGTTTTTAGTTCAGATAAAGTCATGATGTGATTGTAACTCCTCCAACTGAGCCTGTCATTCCATCTACTTTAAAAATTGACCCAATAATATCCGGGTCCATGGAGTTGCCTTTCTCTATATTGGTGTAAATTACAACAATAAAACCCTGACCAACTCCAAGGTCTTGGCTAGGCCTGGGTTTATACAAAGCCTCTGGATCCATTACATGAGGTAATGGTTTTAATTGAGGGTGTTTAGGTTCAAAACATGTAGGACATGTCTTTAGATCATTCCATTCTTCTCTTAATTCAGAAAGTTTATATTGAAAACCGCATCTATCACAAATGGCTTTTGCATATTTACCAAGTGCATATGCCATAATTATAATCCCATTCTATAAGGAGCAATTCTAAAAGAAGATCTATCTTCATCTTGACTTAAAGCTCTTTCAAATTCTTCTTCATAAACTTCTTTTAAAATTACTACTCTTTCTGGAGCTTTTTTAATTGCTATGTAATATGCAAGCCCAGCTGCAAAACAAGGGTAAAACCTAAAAGGCATATCCATTGTATTAGTTCCTTTATCAGCATCGTCCATTCTTACAAGCTTATTAAAAACTAATACGTCTGTGCTATTCTCCGGGGCTGGCCATATTTTTAAAACAGGAGTAATACTTTTGTCAAAGAAAAATTGAGACGGCCTAGATTTAGTTGATTTTGTAGGTATGTTTAAATACTCACTCCTACTTACTCTAGACATTTGCAAATCTAAGTTAGTGCCATTAGTGTCTCTTCTTATAGAACAATCCAATATATCAATAATATTAGAAGTTAATGTGTAATCATTTTGTGATTCAGTAACAGTTTGAGTAGCTTGTTCTACAGTCCATTGGTTTAATCCTCTGTTAGCCCATTCTGCTAACATTAAGTTAATTGATCTTTTGGCTGTTTTTAAATCATAACCGGTTCTTAACTCTAATCCACATCTTTCAAATGCTTCTTCTACAAACTCAGCTACGTTTGGTTCAAAATCTGTACTGCTTGATGTTGTCATTTATTTACCTCTTTGTAATATGGCTTTTTTCTTTGCACTTTTATTAAGATCTCCATAATGAAAAACAGGTTTACTTGTTTTAGTATGAGTTTTATTAGTATGCAGTTGTCCATTAGGCATTTTATGATACGATTTTTTCCAGACCGTACCATCTCTTAAATAGTGTTTTGCACCTTTAGCCATTACGAATATTTAGTTTTTTTTCTTCTATTAGACATTACTTTACCACAACCTCTTGCAATTTTTCTTACCTCTCCTCCGTCTTTCTTTTTTAGAAATCCTGACTTCATGTTTGCATAGGCTTTTGGAGTTATAGTAGATTTACTTTTAGTTCTACTTGTACCCGCTTTTTTTCTTTTATTAATATTTTCGTATAAACTCATTTAACATCTCCATCTTTTACGTGCTTGACGTAATCTTGAATTAGGGTTTTTTGCAGCTTTAGGAAACTTCTTCATTTGCCCGGCTGATCTAGCGCAATACGATTTCCGTCTTTTAGCGGCCTTACTGCCTGGTTTTACTTTTTTAGCAGTTACTGCTGTTTGTAATTTAGATCCTGGATTTGCTCTACGATGAGAAGCTACACCTGTTTTAGTCATACCTGCCCCACTTTTAGTAGGGCGGTAATTAGCTTTTTTGCCTTTGGTTGTTTTGGGAATAGACGCTTGTCTTCGATACATTATGCATGAAACACAGTCATCGTTAAGAATGTTGAAACGGTATATTGAATATAAATACCATCAACAAAAAGTACGCCTTCATCTGGTATTACTACATCTCTAGTAGCAGTAGCACTAGCAACTGAACTTAATTTCATAAGACTTGTTCCTGTTGGAGAGTTTTCTAAAAAATTAGTTGTTCCTGCTGTTGCTGTACTTGTTAAATAAATACCTTTTAACCTTGCTCTACCTGCAAAGATAACATCAGATGCTGAAGCATTAACTCCGGCACTTACATTACCAGCTGGATTACCAACTGCTGAAATACCAGATATTGTTAAGAAATATTTGGATCCAGTAGCGGTTCCTGCATTAGCACCTGTAATCGATTCTGTTTGAGAATCCCCATCAACATCGGTTCCAGTAACTGTAAATGATTTAGCTGAATCGTCACCAGCTGAGAGAATCGTTACAATCCTCCCGTGGCTTAGTGCAACCGCACCGCCAGAAGCCAACGCGCCACCTATTACAAGTGCTGCGTTATTTCCTACCGCTGCTGCTACCGATATACCATCAGCATCTAGAGCAACTGTGTCAGCAGTTATAGTGACTGCTTTGACATCTGATATAGCCATTATTTACTCCTTACTCGAATGGAGTTGCTAAAGTACCATCCCCGTGTAGGAATGCTTCACAATGCCATACTGCTGCTGAAGTTGCTACTAAACGAATTACTCCGCCTACTAACCAACCCTGTCCTGCTGATCCCAAGTCAATGGTATCGTCATTACTGGCATCGGGTATAAAGGTATTAGTATCTGTTGCAGTTGCTGGATCAAATAATTGAGCAAAGCCAGAAAATAGATCACTGGTATTGTCTGTATTAATTTGTCCTGCACCTGTAAAAGTTGTACCAACTATAAAGGTATAGTTTAGCCCTGCTACTGCCGTAGGCAATGTTACTACAATACCTGCTGCTCTATTTAAAGTATAAACAGTGCCTGAATCAGTAGATTCTACTGATTTGGTAGCGTCTGTAATGCTGCTGACATTGGAATAAGCAGAAACATAACCCGTTGTGGTTATATTACCGCTTGAATCAATATTACCACTTGAATCAATATCAAAATTTGTGGTTACTGTACCTGTTGAAGAAGCTATTGAAATCTGTTCAAAACCATTTTCGGACCTTACTGGTCCATTAAAAGTTGTATTAGCCATTATTAAGTCTCCTTAATTAATCTATCATCTTGGCAAGTCTGCTAGGGCAGTTGATAGAAGTTAATAAAATCCCTAGAAAAAAAAGGGGCAACATAGTTACCCCTCTTATCTTAGTTCTTACGAACTACCTGGTGAACCAAAGATACCTAGTGGATCAGATACTCCAAAGGAATATCTTTCTCTAGCTTTGTATCTAACATTACCAGTTTCAAAGTCACCATCCATTGCAGTTGTCATAGGACTTCTGACGAAATGCTTCATGCCATCAGGTACATCAGTAGTGATAAAGAAAGCATTAGTATCAGTTAAATAATGATTAACTGAATAACCTTCTGGAATCACTCCATTAGTTTTGATCGCATTGACATCATTGTCAGCAGAACCAACTTTGTAGTCACTTTGCAATAATCTAGTAGCAACAAACTGAAGATCAGTTGGTACTATTAGTTTTCTTGCTCTAGCTGCAATTTTAAGACCTCTCTCATCAGTATATTTACCAATTTGAATAATTGCATCTTCTAAAGATGTTTCATTCAAGTCAGCACCTGATGAAGGTCTGTTACTGTTAGTTCCACCACTTACAAGTGGGTGAGCTGTGCTGAATAAAGCAACACCGTCACCTGAAGAAAAAGTAGTGCTAAACCCATTATTAAGTGGGTACGCTCCTTTAACTTGTTTTGTGTAAGACATTGCACGAGCCAACGCTTTGGTATATCTACCAGAGAGAGAAACGTAGAGGTTATCCTCCATTGCTTCTTCTGTGATTGAATAGCCCATAGCTATTGTTTCGTGTGTGTAACGAGCCACAAAAGATTCTTGAGCGGTATCATAACTGATAGTCGATCCTTCATCTTTTACTGGTGCTGCACCGAAGCCAGATAGTTTCAGTTCTTCTTCAAATGATCTCTCAGAATTTTCTGAAACATAAATTTCTTCATGCTCGTTTTCGTAATTAGCGTATTCTTCTCCAAACAGGGCATTAAGTCCTGGTAGGAGTTGTTTTAGCTCATTTGCTCTTGATATAGCTGCCATAATTTACTCCTTAACCAATACCTGTTGTGTTGAGCATTTGATGCCCTACGTTAAACATAACTAGTACATCAGAATAAGTATCGCCAACTGCACTATCAGGTCCATCAACAAAGTCGATGAGCT